GGCGGCCACCAGTTGGGTGTAAATCAAGACATAGCCCCAACGCTTACGGGTGCGGACCGGCACGCCGTAGCGTATGCCGCCGGGTTTCTTCCGAAAGCAGGAGCAAAGGCCGGGGGAATTGGATATACAGAGGAAGCAAGCCCAACGCTTATGTCTCAACACCGCCAGGCGGTAGTGTATGGATATACACAAAGCGGCTATGGAGAGTTTAAAGAGGGCGTGGGCACGTTGAAAAAGAGCCGAGGGGCAGCAGGGGGCGGAAGTGAAACCCTTGCCGTGATAATAGAACGAATTGCCGCAGCGGTTAAATACCGGGTCCGCCGCCTTACGCCGCTTGAATGTGAACGTCTGGACGGGTTCCCGGACGAATGGACAAGGTACGGGGAAAGTGGCAAAGAAATGTCCGACAATGCCCGTTACATGGCACTGGGCAATAGTATAGCGGTTCCATGTGCGGAGCGTGTTTTTATCGGAATAAAGAAAGCAGAAAGCGAGGAATAAAGAATGAGAGAAAAAGGGTTTTATATTGCGGAAAGAGAAGCGGAAGAAATAGGCTTTTCTATTGCATTGGTGTACATACCGCAAGAAAAGGATTTGCAGTTTTCTATTATGTTGGGCAGTTACATGGTTGCTATTGGGTGGACATTTTAAAAGAAAGGAAAACAGAGCATGACAAATTTAGAAGTATTTTTATTGATTGTAATTTTGTTGGTAGTCATAGGCGGCGGAGTAATTTTATACCTGGCACTGGCCGGGTTAGCCATTATCTATTCAATGGGTGCAAATGAAAGCCCCAAAGGCCGCCGTATTTTCTTTGGTGTCCTGGGCGTGGTTATGATAATTGCCTTTGTGTGTGCTTCCATTTATTTTCACAAGTACGGGTGGCCGTTATGAAGTTACGGGAATTTCTGACCGTATTTGAACAATCGGACAGATTGCGGATTGTAAAGAATGAAAAGGACGTTTATACGGGGTTCCTGGCCCTCATGTCGCACGCCGGGAACATGGAAGCACTTATGGACGCAGAGGTTAAGAGGTTCAGACCTACGCCGGAAATAAGACATAAGGAATGGCAAAAACGTGGGCTTATGGCACCGTTGCAACCGCAGGAAACGCCGGAATATTCCTTTTCAGATTTGCAGATGAGCCTATATAACACCATTTATTTATAGGAGAACGAGACATGGCAGAAATGACAATAACGGTAAAAATTGAAGATTTGCCGGAATTTAAAGCCAGGCTTGCCAGGATAAAGAAAATTATGCGGCGGCGTGCCTGGATAAACGGTCATAGGACCGGGAAAGCGAGGAAAAGCACATGGAAAAGAGCGTGACACCATTAAACGGAATTGTGGAGCCGGATTTTTTGGAATACCTGGACAAGACATTTAAGCGGTGGCAGCAGTTGGCCGCCCAGGGTGTGACATTGGGCAGCCGTGAGATTGCAAAATTGACAGATACCGTACACGGGGCGAAACTTAACGCCCGTTATGGATTTGAAGCAGTCGCACGCCGGGAACCGGACGAAGAGGGCCAGGACCGTTTTACCCTTATGATTTACAAAAACCGTGAAGCGGTGGAAAATGACCCACCACTTTATCATTTCACAACACCAATTCACAGATAAGAAAGCGAGGAATTTAACATGGGATTTATAGACGGATTTACAAGTGACGGAACCGTGGACATGAAGCACACGGAATATTACAACCTTATGAAAGAAGCGGCAAAAGCGGAATTGTTGAGCAATGCGGCAAAAGCGGAAGTGCCGGGCTTTTATATCCAGGCAATGATTACCGGAGAAAAGCCGGAATTTCTTAACGAACTGAAAGCAGAGGAAGAGGACATGGGTTTTCATGCAGAATATGAGCAGATTACCGGGGCGGTTGTTTCCGTATTTGAAGCATGGACGGAAGAAAACGGCGTGGAGAGTGCCGCCGCTTCCTTGCACCGCCTTATTGACACCCTGGAATTAAACCGCATTGACGAATTAAGGACGATTAAGGGAAACCAAGAAGAATACAGAAAGAAGTTGGAAGCAGCATTTGAAGAAATGGAAAACGCCATGGAAGCCATGGAAAAAATGCCGCCAATTAACGTATGTATAAATTTGGGGAGTAAGAAAGGCCATGTGGCAGCAGGAGAACCGGAAGAGGGCAACCCCCAGAACCGTGATTGTTGGAGTTGCCGGACGTGCGGAAATACAAAGCCCGTAAGAATGGACATGGATAAATGCCGGGAGTGCGAGGACGGGAGCCAATACACGGAAGCGGACACACCGGACGAGAAAAGCCACGAAATGGAGAGTGAAGAGGAAAGCGAGGAACCGGACAATGGCAATGAATGAGTTAAGAAAAGAAGTGGAAGCCGCCGCAATGGCGGAATTAAACCGGGCAAATGCAAAGTTTCCCTTATTCAATAGCACACATGAGGGCTATGCCGTCATTTTAGAGGAAGCAGAGGAAGCCCAGGAAGCAATGGAAAATGTAAAAACTTCCCTGGCCGTCCTTTGGGACCGGGTAAAAGGCATAGAAGTGGCGTGCTTCCTGGACGAAGATACCACACCAACGGCAATTTTCCACCAGGCCATTGACGCCGCTTGCGAAATGGTGCAGACGGCAGCCATGCTTTTAAAGTATGAAATGAGCCTAGGGGCAAAGGCAGGAGAGAAAGGAGAAAACACACATGGCGATTTATGCGGTTGATTTTGACGGCACACTGGCAGTTACCAGGTTCCCGGAAATCGTGGAGCCGAAACGGAAGGTAGTAGCGGCGGTTAAAATGCTCAAAGCAAACGGCCACAAGGTCATTCTTTGGACAAGCAGGGCAGGGCGTGACCTGGAAGCGGCAGTGGAATGGTGCCACGGCCAGGGCTTAGAGTTTGACGCCGTGAATGAGCCTTTGCCGGAGCAGGTGGCAAGGTGGGGAAATGATACAAGAAAGGTTTATGCGGATTTTTACATAGATGATAAGGCCATGAGCGTAAGCGAGTTGGAAACCATTATGGACAAAGTGGTGGACATTGTGGGCGAGTATGTAAACCAGTAGCAGGAAAGGGGACGCCATGATAAAGCGGATAATTGGGGCGTTATACGGGATTTTTTTAGAAGAACCGTTGGACCGCCTACATAATTGGCAAAAGAGATTTGAAAAAGAATATCTGAACTATTGCCGGACGGGGTGCAAGAATTGTTACAAGTGGAATGGTTATTGCAGGAGCCAGGCAAGCGGAACGCCCTATAAGAAATTCCGCCGAAAGTATCACGACATGAGCAAATATCACACGGACATATAAGCAGGAAAGCGAGGAACTTAATATGGTAGCACAGGCGGAACGGTTAAAAATATCAATCACAGAAGAAAATAGAGAAATTAAAGCCTTGCAGGAAGCGGCATACATAAAGGGGTACATGACGGCAGAGTTGAGGGAGCGGGAAAGGAGAAAGAAAGCGAGAGAACGCAAGAAAAGAAAAAGGTATTTCCTTACCCAAAAACTCTATGGCGTAGCAATGCTTATTCTTACGGCGGTTTCAGTAAAGCTATTAGAGGGGGATATAACGGTGGCGTTTATTCTGGTTCCAATGGGAATAGTGCTAATTACTTCCAAGGAAATGGTGATTGTAAATAAATATTTTTGGGAATGCGAGGGAAAAGAATGGTATTTGTAATCCAGGGAATGAAGTATGACACGGAAAAAATGCGGAAAGTGGCAACCGTGAAGAAATGGTATAGAGAAGATACCTTTTTAAACCGGGCAATGTTTCCGGGCCAGGAAGTAGGGCGGACACATGAATGTGAATTATGGAAGTCTGAAAAAGGGAATTGGCTTTTAACACATGAAATGGATTATAGCAAGAGTATGGGCGAAGCCATAACAGAAGAGGAAGCCAAGGAACTTTTAATGAGGTATGCAATGCCAATATACGAAAAAATGTTTGGAGAGTTGCCGGAAGCGTAAAAGGGGCAAAGCGAAACCCGGTTGCAAGGTGGGGAACCAAAACAACCGGGTTGGAACTTAACACCCATATTATAACACAAGATATAGAGGAAATAAAGCGGTTTTTTCTATATATAGGAAGAAAGGCGGCAATCATGGCGATACTGATTATTTTAGCGGCAGCAGGAGCCGCAATATTGATTTTGGCAGCCACGGGCATTTTTACTTATGCGGTAGTAGCGAAAGCCTGGAACGAATTATTTGACTGATTTTTTAGATAGAGCGGCACCGCTTCCCCGTCCTTGTAATGGGTATTAACAAACCGGACACCCTATTGAAATTATTTATATAGGGCATAAGGGACCCAGGCAGAGGGAAAGGGGAGAGGGGTTTTACATAAAGGTGGGGAACTATGAAAAAAAAACTATATGACAACTACGATTATGAGGAAGCATACCAAAAGCAAATGGCGAACCTGGAAGAATGGGAAATGGAAAAGTTGATGAAAGACGGAAAGGTGGAGTGCCTTTATAGGACAACCACAACCAAGTCCGAGAACATCAAAAGCGGCACCATTCTGTTAGAAGCCCAGGTGTACCCGTCCTTTAAGGACAAAAAGGACGTGCCAGTAACAAAGCAGAAAAGGGAAACCAGACCGTCACAGAAGAACCTAAACGACAAGAACGCCCGGCGTTATCTCATACGCCTGGCAAATATCAATTTTGGGAAAGGGGATATTTGGGCCACGTTTGGGTGGAATGATGATTGTTTGCCGGATAGTGAAGAGAGAGCCAGGAAAGATATACAGAATTTTATCAAGCGGATAAACCGCCGCAGGAAAAAGACCGGGCTTGAAAATGCAAAGTATATTTATATCCTGGCAATGGACGGCTACAAAAGGCCACACTTCCACATTCTGTTATCCGGGGACGGGGTGGACCGGGACGAGTTAGAAGAATTATGGGGAAAATGTGACAGACCGAACACACGCCGGATAAAACCGGATGACGATTTTTTAATAACTGGCCTTGCCACATACATAACGCAGAACCCACACGGGACAAAGCGGTGGTGCCCGTCTAAGAATTTACAGAAGCCGCCGGAACCAAGCCGCAGTTATTCAAAATTCAGAAAAGCCGGGGTTGAGAGAATGGCAAAGGATTTTGAAGAGTTAAAGGCACAAATGGAAAAGGCTTACCCAGGTTATAAATTCCTGGACGCAGAGGTTAAGTACAACGGCTACAATGCGGCGTTTTATATTTACGCCCGTATGGTAAAAGCAGGAGCGAAAGGAGCGAGACAAAGGAAATGAAAACAGTAGCAATTATTAACTTAAAGGGCGGAGTTGCCAAGACCACAACCGCCGTGTCCCTTGCGGAATTACTGGCAGAGGGGGACAAGAGAAGAAAACGGCCTGGCAGCAGGGTATTGTTATTTGACAATGACAAGCAGGGCAACGCTTCCCGGATTTTCGGAGCGTATGAGAGGGAGCAGGAAGCCGGGGCGTGCCGGATTATTAAGACCGGACGAATTGCCGGGAATATCAGAGACACCGAAGTGGAGAACATGGACATTGTGACGTGCAATTATTTCATGGAGTTGGCGGAACTTGCCATAAAGGCAGACCAGGAACACGCACAGCATGACCGTTATAAAACAGCCCTGGGGGAAGTGTCCGGACAATATGATTTTTGCATTATCGACAATCCGCCGGATTTGGGCATGAATGTAATAAACGCAATGGTGGCGGCAGATGAAATAATAATACCCGTGTGCCTTGACGCCTATTCACTGGACGGCCTGGAAGAGTTGGTGGAGCAAATAAACCAGATAAGGGCACTCAATCCCAAAACCAGGCTTGCCGGGGTCCTCATAACAGACTATGAGAAATCAGACACAAGCGAAGCGGCGGAAAGTTGGATAAGGGCAAAGAGCGGTTGCCCAGTATTCTCTCAAAAAATCAGACATTCCAAGAAAGCAAAGGACGCCACATTTTACCGTTTAACGCCGTTGCATTATAGCATACGCAGCGGAGCCGCCCAGGATTATAAAGCCTTTGCGGCGGAATATGTGCAGAAATTTGGCGGACCGGCAGCAGTGGAAAGGAGTTAAGGGCATGGCATTTAATATTTTGGACATTATGAACGCCGCCACCAAGGCGGAAGCAGGACAGAACCGGGATTACCAGGACATTGTGGTAAATTACCGGGATATTGTGGTTACAAAACATAACAAGTATAGCATGGACGAGTTGCAGGAGATAGCAACGGGCATAGAAATGGACGGGTTGCAGCAGCCCCTTGTATTAGGCCGTGTAAACGGGGAATATTGGTTGGTTTCCGGTCACCGCCGCCTGGGCGGTATTAAAATCCTGGTGGCAGAGGGAAAGGCCGGGTTTGAGAATGTGAAATGCCGCTATAAGGACATGACGGAAATAGAATTTAGAATTGCCCTTTTGGTGGGCAACACATTCAACCGGAAAATGACGGATTACGACCTTATGACCCAGGCCGCAGAGTGGAAAGAGGTATTGACCCAGGCAAGGAAAGAGGGGCTTTTAATCCTGGAAGCCGGGGAGCGGGTCCGGGATTATGTGGCCGCCGTCATGGGGGAAAAGGTGCCGAAGATACGGACCCTTAACACCATTCACGACAACGCCACGCCGGAAGTCAAAGAGCAGTTTAAAAACGGAAACCTGGGGATTACGGCAGCCATGGAAGCGGCAAAAGCGGACGAGGGCACCCAAAAGGAGATTGCCCAGGCGGCAGAGGACAAGGGCGGAATGGGAGCCGAGGAAATAAAAGCCATGGCAGAGGAAAAGAAGCACCGAAAGACCAAGGAAGAGGAAACCAGGGAAGCCAGTGTGTCAGATACCGACACAACCGAGGAAGAAAAGGAAAACGCCAGGAAGTTGCACGCCGTAAAGATGATTGAAAAATATTATACCTGGTTAAATGACGAGGAAGTGGGCATTTTGGAACGTATGTTGGAAGATTGCAAGCGGCGTAAACGGGAATACGCCATTGAAGAGGGTTAAGGGGGGTTATACATGAAATTGCAGAACATGAAGAGAGGGGAAACCACGGAACAAATAACGCTTTTTAACTGGGCAGAGAATAACAAGCATATTTTACCGTGCCTTTCCCTCATGTATCACATTCCAAACGAGGGAAAGAGGACAAACGGGGCAGTATTAAAGGCCATGGGTTTAAAGAGCGGTGTGCCGGACGTATGCTTGCCAGTGCCAAGCCACAATTTCAATGGCCTTTACCTGGAAATGAAATACGGGCAGAATAAGCCCACGAAAGACCAGGAAGCCTTTATGGCGGCCTTGCGGCAGCAGGGCTATAAAACGGCGGTGTGCTATGGAGCGGACGAAGCAAAGGCGGAAATCATGGATTATTTGCAGGACCCGGACAAAATGCCGCTTTCCAAGTGTTTAAATGCCCCATGGATTAACGGACGTTGTGACGGTGTGCCAGTGGTGGGGCGTATGTTCAGCCGTGAGCCTTGCCGGAATTGCGAGAAACACGCACCGACAAAGGCGGAAGCTACATTGGAAGCCAACATGGCAGCAGTTGACGGCACATTTAAAAGGCCGATTATAACGGCTATCGTAAATCTTTCCACCGGGAAGCCATTAAAAGGGCTTTCCCTGGGGGAAACCTTAGAAACTATAAACCAAAACCTGGCCCTTTTGGTAAAGGGGCAGCAGTTGACGGTAAAACAATCGGCGGCGGTACTTACCGTTGCCATGGAAGCCTATAAACGGGCGGAAAAGAAAGGAGATTAAGCCATGACAAAAAAAACGGACAGACGGCGGCCATAAGATACCGGAAGAGGATTTAAGGGAAATGGAGCAGGAAGAGGGCCGGGAAATGCCGGACGGAGTGGAGAGCCAAACGGGATATTGCCGTTTTTGCGGCCAAGCCGGAATGGTTCACACATTGACCGGGTGGAGCCAGGAAGATGTGGACGAAGCCGTGACGTGCAAGTGTGAGTGTGACGCCGCCAAGAAGTACGCAGAAAGTAAAGAGCGGGTCCAAAAAGCAAAGAGCCGCATAACGGAACTTTTCGGAAGCACCGCAGAAAGACCCATAGACCAGGACGTGGTTACGGTCATGCTTAACGTGGTGGACGCCATAGAAGCAAAACACATGAAAGGAATAACCATTGACGTAGGCCAGGGCGTAAAAGCAAAGGTTTCAAAAATGGCGAAAGAAAGCATAAAGGTGGAGAGGTCAGAGGTTTCCAAGAAAATCTATGAAGAGTAACGGGGTGCAGAGGATTGGTAAAACTGGACGCCGATATTAAAACGATAGCCCGTAGTATCATACAAGGCAATGAGAAGAGAAAAAAGAGAATAAAGAACGGCCAGGCAAGTGCCTTTGATTTGCAGGCCGCCCAGGTTGTAGAAAATGCCTTGCGTGGTACGTGTGGGAATATTGAAAGCGTCCGGGTACGGCGGCAAATGCAGGAGAAGATTTATAAGAGCATTGTTTATAATATGCCTTATGAGTACATAGCAGACGCCTTGTGTGGCCGCCGCCAATTCTATGAATACCGCCAGGAATTTATTAAACGGGTAGCGTCCGCCATGGATATGCTACCGGAGCAGAAAGGGCAGGAACATGGGAATTGATTTAAGCAGATTTAAAGTAGTGCATGGGGACAAGGTATTTAATGCAATAGCACTTATGGAAGTGCATATGCCGGAGAATGTGGAGTGGGATAAAAGGGACATGGTTTTGAAACCGAAGTTTATTGATATACTGGCAATCAATGAGGACGGTAATATTATTTCAATCCATGATGAAGCGTGGACGTTTCAGTTTATCCCCATTGTGGGGAAATAACCAGGCGGCAGCAGGACACAAAGTAAGTGGGTCAGAATGTCAGAGTGTTTTATATTAACATAGGCTTGTGGGTAGGGTTTACCCATGAGCCTATCAGCATGAGGGAAAGGACGGTGGCAGCAGATGAAAGAATATGCAAAGGACTTCTACAAGTCAGCAGCATGGAAGAGAGCCAGGCAGACAGTTATTAAACGGGCCAACGGATTGTGTGAGCGGTGCAGAGCCGCCGGGCTTTATCGTCCCGGTGCGATTGTCCACCACAAGGATTACATTACGCCGGAGAATATCCACAACCCAGGCGTGACCCTTGACCTGGACAACCTGGAATATCTTTGTGAGGATTGCCATAACAAAGAGCATAAGGCAAAGCCTAACAATCGTTATCGGTTTGACAGTGACGGAAAATTATTACCGCCAAAAGGAGAAGAGCGGAGGACCACTCCCCCCGGTGGGTTGATTTTGGACGCCCCCACAAGAACCGAGGGAGATACTTCAAAAAAACTCCGCAGGGTCGCACGCATATGAGGGGGGTCAAAATATGGCAGAAGAAACAAAAAGTAACGAGAAGAAAGCGAAAAAAAGAACAAATAAACTCACAAATGCGAGGATAAAGAAAGAGATAGAATTTCTTACGCCCATGTTTGCCGGAATAGATGACGAGGACAAGAAAAGCCTTGTAAATTCACTTGTTGAGGAAGCCGCATTTTTAAAAGTGGCTTGCTTCCAGGCGAAAGAAGAATTGAAAAAAGAGGGGCTTACCACGGAAACGGTAAACGCTTCACAGAAATTTGTAAAAGCCCACCCGTCAGCCACGATTTACGAGAAATATTCACGCCAATATACGGCAATTATTCACACGCTTATTGAGTATTTGCCGCCGAAAGAAAAGAAAAATATAAGCAGACTGGCAGCATTGCGGAATGGATAACAATTACATTTTCCAGTATTGGGAAGCCATACAAAACGGCACCGTAACAGTAGGAAAGTGGATAAAGACCATTTATGAAATCCTTGTGAATGGTTTAAAAAGTGGCAAATGGGATTTTGACGAGGAAAAGGCCAATAAGGCTATAAACTTCATAGAAAACTTTTGTCATCATTCAGAGGGACGAAACGATTTATTAAAACTTGAATTGTGGCAAAAGGCCATAGTTTCGGCCATTTTTGGCATAATGGACAAGCGGACCGGTTATAGGCAATTCCGGGAAGTTTTCATAGTTGTAGCACGTAAGAACGGTAAAACATTGTTTGCCGCCGCTATTGCGGCATACATGGCATATATAGACGGCGAGTATGGGGCAAAGGTCTATTTCCTTGCCCCGAAACTGGACCAGGCGGACCTTGTGTATGACGCCTTTTATCAGATTGTCCAGGCAGATGACGAACTGGACAGTATAACCAAGAAACGCCGCAGCGATATTTATATAAAAGAATTTAATACCAGTGTGAAAAAGATAGCCTTTAACTCCAAAAAGTCGGACGGTTTCAACCCTCAAATGGTTGTCAATGACGAAATGGAAGCATGGCAGGGGGACCAGGGACTAAAGCAGTATGAGGTTATGACTTCCGCACTGGGGGCGAGAAAGCAGCCGCTTATTTTATCCATATCAACCGCCGGATATATCAATGACGGTATTTATGATGAACTCATGCGGCGTTCAACGTCATTCTTAAAGGGCAATTCCAAGGAAACAAGAATATTGCCGTTCCTCTACATGATTGACAATATCGAAGCCTGGGACGATTTAGAGGAATTGAAAAAGAGTAATCCGAACCTGGGCGTGTCAGTATCAGAGGAATTTTACATAGAGCAGATAGAGATTGCAAAAGCGTCCCTTTCAAAGAAAGTGGAGTTTCTTACAAAGTATTGCAATATCAAGCAAAATTCCAGTGTGGCGTGGTTGGATTACTGGGACGTTATGAAAGCGGTAAATGAGGACTTACGCCTTACCACGGAACAATTCCGGGGGTGCTATTGTGTTGGCGGCATAGACCTTTCCAGGACAACGGACTTAACGGCGGCGTCAATCGTTATTTGGAAGAATGGAAAATGGAATGTGATTACAAAATTCTATATGCCAAAAAAGCGGTATGAAGTGGCCGTGAATGAGGATAACACGCCGTACAACATGTACAAAGAAAAAGGATTTTTGCAAATATCCGGGGAAAACCAGGTGGATTATAAGGACGTGTATAACTGGTTCATAGAACTGGTTAAGGTTTACAAAATCCGCCCGTTAAAAATCGGCTATGACCGTTACAGTGCCGGGTATTTGGTGGATGACCTAAAAATGGCCGGGTTCCAAACAGATGACGTTTACCAGGGCACGAACTTAACGCCAATCCTACACCAGTTTGAGGGGGATTTAAAGGACGGAAAGTATAACCTGGGGGACAACACCCTTTTGGCGTCACATCTTCTTAACGTGGCCGTGGAAATCAATATGAATGATAGCCGCATGAAGCCCGTGAAGATTGAAAAGCGTATGAGGATAGACGGGGCCGTTTCCGTCTTTGACGCTATGACAATGGTATCAAAATACCATAGTGAGATAGGCAAAAAACTTTTGAATGAAGCGGCATAAATGGCCGCCCGGCAGCAGGGTTTTAAAGTGGGTCAGAATTTCAACACGAATAATTTTACAATAGGTCCATGGACGTGTTCCATGGGCTTATTTTTTGAGGAAAGGGGGTAATGATACGGGAATTATAGCAAACGTATTCGGAGCCTTTAAGGCAAAATACAGACCGCTTTTATTGAGCCGTGGGGAGTATGTGCCAACGGGAACCTTACGGGACAATGATATTGTGGGAGCCATTGCGGACGCCATAGCCAAGAACGTAGGAAAGTTACAACCCCAGGTTGTCCGAAAGGACGAAAAGGGAATGACGATAAAAAACGATTACCTGGCCCGGATTTTGACATTGCGGCCATGCCCGGAAATGTCAACGTATGATTTTCTTTACAGAATTGCGGCGGACCTGGTTTATACTTCCAATTCCTTTTCCGTGATTTTCTACAACGAGGATTTTACAAGGGTACAGAGCATACAACCAATCACTACAAAGAGTTTCCGCATTTTTGAAGATGACAAGCACCATATCCTTTTCCGCTTCCGGTGGGATTATGACGGGGAAACTTATACGGTGCCTTATCAGAATGTAATACACATAAAGGCAAGATACAATAAAAAACGGTTTTTGGGGACTTCCCCGGATATTGAGTTAAAGCGGAGCCTGGACCTTGTGGAAACGTCCGGGGAAATCGTAAAGAACATTGTAAACCGTTCTAACTCACTGGCCGGGTATCTGAAATACAACAACCTGGCAGATAACGAAGAACTAAAGCAGATTGCCAAGGACTTCCAGGACGCCTATATGGGAGCGGAAAATGCCGGGGGTATTGCCGCAATAGATAGTACGGTGGAATTTAAAGAGATTGTGCAACGCACGCCAAACGTGCCAGTAAATCAAATTACATTCCTACGTGATAACGTGTACCGCTATTACGGAGTAAATGAAAAGGTATTGACTTCCACCCTTTCAGACCAGGAATGGATTAGTTTTTATGAAAACGTGATTGAGCCTATCGCTATCCAATTAAGTTATGAGTTTACTTTTAAACTTTTGACGCCAAGGGAAATAGGGTACGGGAACAAGATAGAGTTTACGGCCAATCTTTTGCAGTATGCCACATTACAGACACGTGACACAATCGGCGGAAATATGTTTGACCGTGGAGCCATGACAATAAACGAATACCGGGCACTTATGTATTACGGTCCGGTAGATGACGGGGACGTGAGAATGGTATCACTCAACTATGTAAAAGCCGGGGACCAAAGCCTTTACCAAGTAGGGCAGGGCGGCGGAAGCAATGACCCACCGCCGGACCCAGGGACGCAGCAGGACAAACAACGCAGGGCAATGGAAGCCGCCGCACGTGCCTATTTTCAGACTATGAAAGGGGGTTAAGGATATGCCGAAAGCACCAAGCATTTTGAAACTTTGCAAAGACCCGGCAAAGGCCACGGTTGGGAAGTTTTACGAGTTTAAGAACGCAACGAACACAAGCGTGGACCTTTATTTTTACGGGGACATTGTAAGCGATTGGTGGGGAGCCTGGCAGGAAGAGGACCAGTACCCGGAAGCAATCAAGAATTTCCTGGCAGAAGCCGGGGGAAAAGATTTGAATATCTATATCAATTCCGGCGGCGGTTCCGTATTTGCCGGAATAGCCATTTACAATATGCTGAAACGCTACACGGGAAAGAAAACCGTGTATGTTGACGCCCTGGCCGGGTCCATTGCTTCCGTAATTGCATTTGCGGACAGCGATATGCCAACAATCCCGTCCAACGCCTATTTGATGATACATAAGCCGTGGGCGGTTTGTGACGGGAACGCCACGGAGTTGCGGAAAATGGCGGACACACTGGACGCCGTGGAAAGCGGAATTTGGGCGATTTATGAAGAGCATTTGGCCGAGGGCGTAACCATTGAGACAATAAAAGAACTCATGGAAGCGGAAACCTGGTTAAATGGCACCCAGGCCGCCCAGTATTTCCGGGTAAAGGTAGGCGAGGAAAATACCATAGCCGCAGCCGTCCAGGATTACACAAAGTTTTATTGCCACAATGTACCGCAAAAACTTCTTTCCGGGGAAAACAACACAGGGCAGCAGGACCGGGAGAAGCGAAACAAAATTATTGAACTTACTATGGCACACATGGGCCAGTAAGAAGATATGAAAGGAGATTAGAGACATGACAAGAGAAGAATTACTGAAAATGTCCAAAAAGGACCTTAAAAACAGACTGGCCGAACTGGGAAAGAACGCACAGACGCTTTCCGGCCAGGAGTTGACGGACGCCATGGACGAAGCAAGGACCATAGGCGAGATTTTGGACGAAATCAAAGGCCGGGAAGAACTGGAAGCCGCCGCAAGGGCAGCAGGAGCCGCAGACCCGGACGAGGGAGACGGAGCAGGAGAGGGCAGCGGAGAGCCGCAGGACCAGGAGAGAGCAAAGAGGGGCAAGACCTTAAAGGACGGGAAAAAGGCGTTTTTTAAGGGCAAGGCACTGGCAGGGATTAAGAACACCCTTACAACGGCCACGGGCGTAGTAATGCCGAAGCACACAAGCCCGGACATTTCCCCAACGTTCAACAATGTATCTTCCCTCATTGACAGAGTAAAGACCGTTCCCCTGGTAGGTGGAGAAAGTTATCAGCGTCCCTTTGTGAAGTCCTATGGGGACGGAGCCGGAAGCACCGCAGAAAACGCAGATTACAACACGTCCGAACCGGAATTTGGTTATTCCGACATTGTACGTGAGAAAATCACGGCATACGCAGAGGAACCGGAAGAAATGCAGAAATTGACAGACGCCGATTATGACGGCGTGGTGGAAGAAAGCGTGACCCGTGCAATCAAGCGTTACGCTTCCCGTCAGATTTTGGTAGGACCCGGCGGAACTGGAAAATTCCGTGGTATTTTCTTCAATCCGGCAAAGGCGGCGGACGATATTATTGACCGCAATACGGACATTACAACGATTACCGCCATTGCAGACGATACCCTGGACGAGATTATTTACTCTTTCGGTGGGGACGAAGATGTGGAAGATATTGCCGTGTTAATCCTCAACAAGAAAGACCTTAAAAAGTTTGCAAAGTTGAGGGATAAGCAGGGGCGTAAAGTCTACACCATTGTGAACCATGGCAACACGGGAACCATTGACGAGGTGCCTTATATCATCAATTCCGCTTGCGGAGAGGTTGGCGGCACCGCAGGAGCCTATTGTATGGCATACGGTCCGTTGAGCAATTACGAGGTTGCAATCTTTTCCGACATTGACGCACAGAAATCCACAGAATACAAATTCAAGCAGGGCCAGATTGCCTATAAGGCTTGTGTATTCATGGGCGGCAACGTGGTAGCAAAAAACGGATTTATCCGTGTGAAGAACGCACAGGCGTAAGGACGGAATGAGAAAGGCGGCGGACAATGAATAAAACTGAACTGATAGCGAAAGCAAAGTTGAGGTTGCGTAAAATGTCCGCCGATACCTTGGACGAAGATGTGGAGCAACTTATAAATGTTGCACTGGCAGACCTTAAACGTATCGGCGTACATTCTTCCTACCTGGACCCGAAAAACATCACAGACCCGTTGATTATTGAAGCCGCCCTGGTGTATGCAAAGGCCAATTTTGGAAACCCGGAGAACCACGGCGAGTTAATGGCGGCGTATGACATGATTTGTACGAAAATCAAAGGGGGCGGCTACCATAGAAGCAATAGTGACACTGTTAGTTAAAAAAAATCAAACGGAATACCTGGAAAAAGAGGTATTTGCAGAAATCAACCCGGTAGGACGTGACGAGTTTACGGCAGCCGGGCAAAAAGATTATAAAGCGTCCATGATGATTGAAGTATGGGGATTTGAGTATGAGGGTCAGACGGAAATTATGGTGGACGGCAGGAAAATGGCAATCTACCGGACGTATGGACCGAAGAACACCGGAAAGGTTGAACTTTATGCCGGGGAAAGGATAGGCAAAAGTTGAGAACGGACATTGACGGGTTAGACGAAGCCATAAAGAACGAACTGGAAAATTGGAGCAATGGGGAATTAAGACGTGCGGTAAATGAAAGCCTGGAAGAAACGGCAGCCGCAGCCGCCGAAAGTTTGAGACGGGGCGGTCCTTACCAGGAAAGAACGGGAAAATATACCAAGGACTGGACGCACGACCAAAGGGGCAGCAGGACAAGCGTTATTACCGGATTAAATGGGTACAGTGTCTACAACAAAAAACACTATCAGTTGACCCATTTACTGGAAAAAGGGCACCAGTTACGCAAGGGCGGCAGGAAAGTAGGAAATGTAAAGGCGTTTGAACACATTGCACCAGTAAACGAAACCTTGGGAGATTTGGCCGTTTCAAAAATCCGTCAGAAAGTGAGGGGATAACATGACCGTAAATGTAAGCATTTTGGTGGGTAGGGCAAAAGAATTTTCAAAAAAATACGGCGTGCCGATAACTAAAAACCAGTTTGAGGGAACGCTTGATGACCCGGTGCCGGAACTTCCATACATGGTTTGGTTATCTTCACATGAGACAGGAAGAGGGGCGGACGGGTTTAACAACCTAAAAGCCCAGGACGTTGACTTTGAACTTTATACGCAGCAGGACAACCAGGAACGTGAGGACCTGGCAAAAGCATTTGAAGCGGAAGTGTTGCCGGACGTGGAATATGACGTATTGGTGGCACCTATCCCGGACGAGGAATGTTTCCAAACGGCGTATGAAGTCCGGGGATTATTGACAAAAACGAAAGGAGTAAACAGAGCATGAACAAAGAAAGCATTGTTTTAGGTTCCGGCGATTTGTATTGTACCGAGTTTACGGGAACAAATGCGGCGTTGCCGAGCAACGAAGTATTGGAAACCGAGGAAAACCGCCTGGGTCATATCAAAGGCGGTGCAGAAATCGAGTATGCACCCTCTTTCTATGAAGCTAAGGACGATATGGGCAAAGTTTCCAAAGTTATCCTTACGGAAGAGGAAGCAACCTTTAAATCCGGTATTATGACATGGTGCGGAGAGACATTGAAAAAGTTGTGTCAGACCGCAAGAGTAACCGAGGACACAGAAAAGAAAATCCGCACCGTCAAGATTGGCGGCGTGGGAAATGCGGACGGAAAGCGTTATGTTATTCACTTTGTCCACAAGGATAATGTGGACGGAGATATAAGAGTAACCATTGTGGGAAACAACCAGGCCGGATTTACGATTGCCTTTGCAAAAGACAGTGAAACGGTCATTGACGCAGAGTTTAAAGCCCAGCCTATGGACAAAGAGGGAACATTGATTACCTACCAGGAAGAAATGGACGTTACCGCCGCAAGCGGAGAGTAAGGACAGTAAGAGCGGCCAGGGAGCGGAACCCAGGCCGCTTATTTTGAAAGGAGAAAAAGACCATGGCAGTAAAGGAATTTAATTGCAACAAGTTAAAAAGGACGTTTTGGCCTTTTACTTTAAAAGACAAGGTGGACGAAAACGGCAATGTGGTGGAAAAAGGAAAGAAAATTGTGGTCCGTATGCCGCAGAAGAAAGTTTTTGAAGCAATTAAGGAAATCCCGGACCTGGACGAAGATAACGCCACCGCAGAGGACACGGAAGCAATTTACCGCCTTGTGGCAGCAGTCTTAAACAACAATATGGGAAAGGTTCCGGTAACAGAAGAGGACGTGGCGGACTATGACATTGAAGAGTGTACCGCCATTCTTAACGCCTATATGGAATTTGTAAACGAGTTGAAACAGAACCCAAACTAATTATGCCCTTTTATCCACGCCAGGATAAAGGGGACGAGATACCCTATACGCTATCTACACGCCCGGAAAAACTGGTAATGGATTATTGCCATATCGACATTTACGAAGTCCAGGAAATGGAAATAGATGTGTATTTGTTTTTCATGCGTGAAGCAATGATTTTTGAAAATTCAAAAACAGACGAGGGACGGGAATACCTTAGAAATTGTTGGAGAATGGAGCAGACGAAGCCGGACCGTGAGGGATTGCGAAAGAATTTTAGAAAGAAAGGGGGCTAAGAAGTGGCAAATAGCAAAATCAGAGGAATTACTATTGAGATTGGCGGCGATACTACAAAACTGGACAAGGCCCTGGGAAGCGTTGATAAAAAGGTAAAGGGAACGCAAGTTGAACTTAGGGAAGTAAATAAACTTTTAAAAATCGACCCAACCAACACGGAAATGTTGGCACAAAAGCAAGCCCTTTTGACGGACGCTATTTCTGAAACCAAGGAAAAACTGGATATTCTGAAAAATGCAGAAAGCCAGGTGCAGGAGCAATTTAAAAAAGGCGAGGTTTCAGAAGAGCAGTACAAAGCATTAAAAAGAGAACTGGGAAGAACAGAAGTAGAACTTGCAAATTTAGAGGAAGCGGCCAGGCAGACAGACACGGCCATTGAAGAGTTAGGGAAATCTTCCAAACTTTCCGGCGAAGAACTGAAAGAAGCAGAGGAAAAGGCCGGGGATTTTAAAGAAACCCTGGGAGATTTGGCCGGAAAGGCAGAAACGGCAGCAAAAGCCCTAGGGGCCGGTTTTGTTGCCGCCGCTACATATGCCACAAAATTTGAAACAGATTGCGACAAGGCTTTAAATACCGTTATTACGCAGACGGGGGCGGCAGACACAGAAGTTGAGGGGTTGGAAGAAACCCTTTTAAGCATTTATAAAGATAATTTTGGAGAGGACATTAACGACATTGCATTGGCAATGTCCGCAGTTAAGCAGCAGACCGGACAGACCGGGGAAGAACTGAAAAACACAACGGAAAACGCCATTTTAATGCGTGATACCTTTGATATTGATGTGAACGAAAGTATTAGGGGCGTAAACGCCATGATGAAACAATTCGGCATATCATCAGAGGAAGCATACAACCTTTTAGCCCAGGGGGCACAAAAAGGATTGAACCAAAACGGAGATTTGGCGGACCAGTTGGCGGAATATTCCGTTTACTATGCAGACATGGGGCTGTCAGCAGAGGAAGCATTTAACATGATAGCCAACGGAGCCAAAAACGGCACTTTCCAGATAGACTATTTAAATGACGCCGTGAAAGAGTTTGGTATCAGAGCGAAAGACGGAACATCAGACGAAGCATTTAAACAGTTGGGCCTTGACGTGGACGATTTAAAAACAAAGTTTGCACAAGGCGGAGAGGGGGCAAAAGAAGCATTTAAAACCGTAAATGAAGCCCTTTTCTCATGTGATGACGAAGTACAAAGAAACCTTTTGGGCGTGGCAATGTACGGGACCAAGTGGGAAGATTTGGGAGAGGACGCCATACGTGCCTTAGTGGACACACAAGGGGAAATATCGGCAACCAATGACGCCCTGGGAACGATAAATGAGAATAAATATAATGACCTGGGAAATCAAATTGAAGAGTTAGGCAGAAACCTTAAAACGGACCTTGTAAAGCCGATAGGCGAGGAACTAAAGCCCGTAATAAGTGACGTAATCAAAGAAGTAAAAGGAAAGATACCGGAAGTTAAAACACTTGTGCTTGCGGTAGTGAGCAAAGTAAAAGATTTTATTTCTTTTATGTCGAGGAATGGGACACAAATTATTTCTATTATTGCCGGAATTGCCGCCGGAATGTTGGCGTGGAACGTGGTAACTATGATACAAGGGTTAGTGGCGGCAATAAAAGTATGGAAAGCAACAACCGAGGGCGTAACCATAGCACAGAAAATTTTGAATACAGTAATGGCCGCCAATCCGATAGGCATTGTTATAACGGTGGTGGCCGCACTGGTAGCCGCATTAGTGACACTTTTTGCGACCAACGAAGATTTTAGAAACAAAGTCATAGCGGTATGGGAAGCAGTAAAAGAAGCGGCGTCAAAAGTTTTCGGTGCAATAGCGGATTTTTTTACCGTTACGATACCAAACGCCTTTAACGGTTTTATAAATTTCATAAAAAGTAACTGGCAGGCCCTTTTATTATTGATTGTAAACCCGTTTGCCGGGGCTTTTAAACTTCTCTATGATAATTGCGGTGCTTTCCGTGAATTTGTGGACAATTTTGTGCAAAACATCAAACAATTTTTTCAAAATTTGTGGAACGGCATTGTATCCATATTCCAGGGCGTGGGTCAATGGTTTATTGCGAGATTTACAGAAGCCTATAACGGCGTGACGGGTGTATTTGCGGCAATCGGCCAGTGGTTCGGTGCCCGGTGGCAGGATATAAAGAACGCCCTGGCAACGGTGGCGTCATGGTTCCTCACTATGTTTACCAACGCCTACACCAACGTGAAAAACGTCTTTGCCTTAATCGGCCAGTGGTTCGGTGCCCGGTGGCAGGATATAAAGAACGCCCTGGCAACGGTGGCGTCATGGTTCCTCACTATGTTTACCAACGCCTACACCAATGTAAAAAATGTTTTCTCTGCAATCGGTTCCTGGTTCGGTGCAAGGTGGACGGAAATAAAAACCGCCCTTTCCGCCGTCCCGTCATGGTTCGGTACGCAGTTTCAAAACGCATGGACGAATATTAAAAACGCCTTTGCCAATGTGACTTCTTTCTTTTCCGGTTTGTGGGAAAAAATCAAAGGCTGTTTTGTAAATGTGGGCGTGAAAATCGGTTCGGCGGTTGGGGACGCTTTTAAATCAGCAATAAACAGTTGCCTTTCTACCATAGAGGGCGTTGTAAATAAGTTTATCGGAATGATAAACGGTGTTATTGACGTCATCAACGAGATACCGGGCGTTTCCCTGGGGAAAATAGGCACGCTTTCCTTGCCGAGACTGGCAAAGGGCGGCGTATTGAAAGAGGGCACCGCAATGGTAGCGGAAGCAGGCCCGGAACTTCTTAGCATGGTAAACGGAAAGGCAATTGTAACGCCGCTTTCCGGCAGTGCAAAGAACCAGGCTATGGAAAACGCAGGAAAAGGCGGCGGTGGGTATGTTCAGAATGTGAACATCACAAGCCCCAAGGCATTAAGTCCGTATGAGATAGCGAGACAGACCAGGTTACAGACAAGAAGCATGATTTTGGCAGTACAAAGGGGGTAAGGGGGAAATGTCAGACATTAAAGTGGTTTGCACCAGTGACAAAAACGTGTCCCTTACCTTTACCTGGGGCGATTTTACACCGTTCCACCTGGTAGACATTGAGGGGATTTACGGCATTGAAAGCAACGTGGTAACGAGTGAGAACACGACCACGGACGGCAGCACCTACCAGGGAGCCACCGCAAAGGAAAGAAACATTGTCATTACCGTGGAAATGGACGGAAATTATAAAGAAAACCGTAACCTTTTATACCGCACATTCCCCATAAAGCGGACGGGAACAATGCAGTATATAGAGGACGGCGAAGCCAAGGCCATAGAATATGAGGTTGAAAGCGTCATACCAGGAGCCACAACGGGCGTGGTGCGTGATTATACCATTTCCCTTAAATGCACGGACCCGTATTTTAAGGACCTGGCAGACATTGAAGTGGTTATGGCGTCATGGGTAAGTGATTTCTATTTTCCGGCGTGTTTCCCGGAAGAGGGCCGCATATTTGGACACCGTGAAGCGGATTTGGTAAAGGAGATTGAAAACGAGAGCGGAGCGGACAACATAGGTATTGTGGTTATATTCCGGGCGGACGGAGCCGTGAAGAACCCGGCCATTTACCACACGGAAAGCGGAGAATTTACCAAGGTTGGATATTTGGACAATGATTTTATCATGTCATCCGGTCAGTATGTGATTATAAATACCTACACCGGGAAGAAAAACGCCTACCTTTTGGACGGCGTGACCCAGGCGGAGATTGAGAACCACAAAGACAACTACGGGGTCATTGACTGGGACACCGTTATTGAAAAATACGGGACGGTAATAAACGAATATCTGGACGAGGATGGGGAATTTATCCAGTTGCAGGACGGAACCAATACATTGACATACACGGCGGACGAGGGCACCAATTACCTTTCTGTGTCGATATATTACAGAATTTCATATTTGGGGGTGTGATTATGGAAATACACGTTTATGACCGGAACCTTAGACGCCTGGGGCATATCGAAAATCACACGTCTTTACAGTGGCACCGAAAATATTACGAATGTGGCACATTTGAGTTACATTGTCCGGTAACGGCGGAAAATTTACGGCTATTGCAACCGGGGAACATTATAACCAAGGGGGATAACAAGCAGGAAGCCGCCGTGATACGTGGGGACCAGGCGGAAGAGGAAAGCACCCTGGTAAATGAGATTACCAGGAACGGCTTTTTTCTTCCCGTCTACCTGGGGGACCGGTTGACGGGTCCGCAGTTTAATTTTAACGGAACCGTGGAAGCAGCCATGCACTACATGATTGGACGCATGGAGCAAATACCGCTTTTACAGATTGGGACCACGACCGGGGACACCACAAAAGTGCAATTCCAGGCAACTTATAAGAATGTCCTGGAATACTTCACGAAGTTGGCGAAGTTTGCAGAAATAGGTTTTCGTATTGTGCCGGACTTCAAAAAAAAGACCATGACCTTTGAAACTTACAAAGGCGTGGACCGCACCCAGGCACAAGGGGAAAATCCCAGGGTCATATTTTCAGAGAGTTACGACAATCTAAACCAGGCAAAACATAATTACAGTGACGCAACCTATAAGACCAAGGTAATTGTGGGCGGAGCCGGGGACGGCCTGGCCCGTATCTTTGTAACCGTGGGCGGCGGAACCGGGTTTGATTTACGGGAAGTGTTTCTGGACGCAAAGGACATAAACAAAGAAGCCCTTACGGACGCCGAGTATTTGGAAGCCCTTAAAACCAGAGGGCAGGAGTTTCTTAACGAAAACAAGATATTTGAAAACTTTGAAGCGGAAGCGGAAGCAGATGTAAATTTTACCTACGGAAAAGACTATGACCTGGGGGACGTTGTGACCGTAAAGAAGAAAAAGTGGAACACCGCACAGAACCTTAGAATTACGGAACTTTGCGAGGTTTACGAATATGGGGGTATGTACGTGGTGCCTACTTTTGGGGACGCCCTACCCACAACAATAAAATGGGACGAATAGAGGAAAGGAGAGGAAAAAGACCATGGCAGTAAGAGGATTTTTTTACAATGCTACCGACCTAAACGATAAAGAGCATATGTATAACGGCCAGGACATGAACGAGGACAAAGCCCCGTTCTATAAAGAGGGCGTTGCATACGGTCATTTGCAAGTGACGGCACCGGGCGGCACCATGGAAGTGACAGTGGACGGCGGAACCCGGACCGGGTACGCATATATCAATTTACATACTATCCACAATACCGCACCGTTGACCCTTACATTGAGCCAGGCAAGCGGAACGCTTCCAAGGATTGACCGCATTGTATTAAGGAATGACGAAACCGAAAGAAAGCCGAGTATTTACGTCTTAGAGGGTGCTTTTTCAAGCAATCCGCAGGCCCCGGAACTGGTAAACAATGATGTTATCCAGGAAAAGAGCCTGGCCCGTGTCTATGTGGCCGCCGGAGCGGTTGAGATTACCCAGGCAGACATTACAGACGAAAGGCCGGACAAGACGGTTTGTGGCTTTATCGGCTCACAGTTTGAAGAACTGGACTTTTCCCAGTGGTCCACCCAGTTTAACAAATGGTTTTCAAGCGAGAAAAAGGCGGTGGAAAAAGACCATGCCGCTTTCATCAAAGAGTACACCGCTATGGTGCAGCAGTTTCAAACGGAACGGACGGCACAGTGGGACGAATGGTTTGCGGCAAAGCAGGAGCAGCTTGCCGGGGACGTGGCCGGAAAATTGCAGTTGCAAATTGACGGATTAAGAACCAAGGTTCACAACATGGCTCACAAAGTAAATGTTGACTACTTACTGGAAACAATCCAGGCGGCGGTCACGGTAACGCTCACGAACATTACAACGGGAACGGTGCAGACGGCAGCAATCACAGAAAGCGGCATAGGCTTTTACATCACGGAAGCCGGGGACTATACCCTGGAAACCAATATGGAAAGCGTTATGGTAACGCCAAAGCGGCTTTCCATAGATTATATGGACCTTATGCACACAACCACGGTTTCCTTGCGTGAGGGCACCAATATGGCCTATATCGGCAATTACATGGGAACGTATTTATTAAAAGAAAGCGAGGTATAACACATGAAAGGATTTCCTAAAGTAATCAAAACCAAGTCCGACCTGGTAAACACCTTTAAACTGGTGCAGAAAAAGAAATTGAAAAAGGAAGATTGGTTGGCAGCAGTTGAAAAACTGGAAAATCAGAACTGGATTATGTGCCCGGTCATTGAACTGTCAGAGGACAGAAAGACGGTAAAAATTATGTTTTGTGCAGAGGTGGCAGCAGGGCAGAAAATCAAGAATGGAGCCGTTTACCCTACCGTCCAGACCGTTGAAACGGTAGAAGTGGAGAAAGATACCACCGAAGCGGAAAACGCCGCCACAGAGGGCCAGGAAGCCGCCACAGAGGGCACCACGGCAGCAGGGCAGAACAACACAATTTCTTTTACGGTGCTTACCCTTTCAAAAGCCGTAAACATTGGCACGGTAACAATCGGTATTCCGGCGGCGGTTACGTTCTATGACCGTATGGGTATCACGGAAGAGGAAGTGGAAGAAATGAAAGGAGCGTTGGCATAATGAGCAGACTTTTTATTTATGACGAGAACATGACGGACGAGCGGGCCAAAATCACGGTTGCCAAAATGGCGGCCATTTCCGACATTGTGGCACCGGAAAAAGAGTATATCCAGTACAGTGCCCAGGGAGCCGTTACAATTATGGCCGGGTGCGTCATTGCGGTAGGGGAAAACGCAGTATTTAAGACGGCGGAAACCGTCCTTACCAAAGCAAATTTGGACCAGGGAAGCGATTTTGTACACGGTTCGGACTATTACATTTACATTTGTGACCCTGGGACGGACGCCCAGGACGAACTTTATTTGATTTCCTTAAATTCTTCCTGGCCGGACGGGGACGCCTGGGACGATACCAATACCCGTAAAATCGGCGGTTTCCATTATGGCCGTGTAAGAAATACGGACGATTACGGGCGTGCGGTCAATGTGTCCGGGTCCGTAAGGGGCAGCGGTTGGGAGAGTAACACCCGTGTGGATATTCTGCCAAACAGTGTATGGACCACAAAGCACCGTCCGAAATGTGACCCGTCCGGTATGGTGTACCTGGGGAACGCATTATGGGGAGACATTTACCTTTCCAGTGATGACGGGGCAAATGGTTTACAATCCGTGTACGGCGGTACGCCGATAACCGGAACCGAGGGCCTTAACTGGTATATTGCAGGAGAACGGGCCAGACGTGTAGGGAAACGCTTGCCGGACTACATGGAATTTACCGTGGCAGCAGACGGAAGCCCCCAGGGCCTTGACGCTTCAAATGCCAACGGACACACAGCCACCACAAATAAGGCAAGAACCGCAGTTGGAAAGATTGCAAACGCCATAAGTGCTTTAAATATTTGTGACCTGGTGGGTAATGTGTGGAAATGGCTTAATGAACTTTTGCACGACCCAACGGCGGCAAGTGCGGCATGGTATGACGTTTTTGGCGGCGGCTACGGCCAGGCGTATATGTATTCAAGCACTGGCTTGCACGCCCTCATTGGCGGCGGCCACTGGCACTACGGCGTGCATTGCGGCTCCCGGACGGTGGCTTGCAACAATTACCCGTGGTACGTGAACGCGTACATTGGCGTGTGGTGCGTGTGTGACAGTCTGTAATCCCGTAGGGGTGGGCGAAAGCCCAACCCCTACAACGAAGAGGAAAAGAAGCAATGGCAGAGGAAAAAGAACCGGAACAAATAGACGCCTACATGGGCACTATGGAATTGTACCAAAAAATTTATGATTTTCTTTTATACATTTACCCTATCCTGGCCCAGTTTCCGAAATTTGAAAAGTTTGCATTGCAGACGCAGATTAAGACGGCAATATTTGAAATGCTAAAGGACGTAATCCGTTTCAAGAAAACGGGTACGAAAAGCCATATTTATGCGGCGGACGTGGAATTGCAGCAGATTAAAACATTGATACGTCTATCCTACGATTTGCAGTATAAAGCAATAAGCAAGCACCGCTATGAGGTCATCAGCCGCCACACCAGGGCAATAGGCGGCACCATGAACGGCGTCATTGAAGCGGTAAAGACCGGAACCTGGAAACCGGATAAGTAAGTGATTTGGGGAAACTGTTAATTCGCACCTGGCCTTTCCTGGCTTGCACGCCCTCATTGGCGGCGGCAACTGGAACAACGGCGTGCATTGCA